AATAACTCTTTCTATTTCATCTTGAGTTTTAGGCATTATCTTCCTCTATTGCTTTAATTATTTTATCATTCAAACAAAGTTCTTCTTCAATTTTTGGCATTTTTTTATCCTTAACCTCCAAGTTCTTAAAAATATAATTGCGCTTAGAGTAATTAATAATAACTCGCTCAATCAAGCTCTGTTGATTTTTAACCTCAACCTCCATTCTGATCTCTCTGATAATATCTCCCATTTCACTCATTGTTTAAAATTCGCTAAATTCAATTAAATTCGTATGTATATTACCCACAATTATAGCGGGATTCTTAGAACCAAATAAAACTTCACGCAATGGGACATTGCCATGTGGTTCACAATCTATCTCTGTTGCAAACATTAACTTATTATCATGCCAAACCACAAAATCAAGCCAATCATCATCTACTGGATTTACTTTCAAAAAATCTCCACGTTTAATTACTTTTCCATATTTATCTTTTAAGATTTCCCCATTATCCATAATTTTTAAATTCATCTCGCAACGCCTCCCATGTGAAAATATTTAGCATAAGGATTATGCGTTTCAAACTCTTCTATATTCATTCTGGCCTTGAACCTGATATCTTTAAAAACGGCTTCGATAGCAGCACAAAAATGACTGTGTACTTGTTCGGGTTCCCCGGTTTTCTTAGTACTCCATTTTGCAATACTCTTTCTAACATTAGGGCATTTCTCATAATTAATCCATATAGTCGGGAGATATATAATCTCACCATTGTCTTTTTCAATTATATTGTTATATGGAGTCTTGCAATCTAATGAATTTTTTAATCGTTTCTTTAATTCTTCTCTGCCAAGCATAGATTTGGTATCCCACGACTGCCAGAACCCGCCCTTGCCTATGTCTTGATTTCTCCGCAAACTAAACTCTTTGTTTATGTCTTCGACAACTGTAGTATTAACGTTACTTTGAATCTTGTTTGCATAAGGATCTATCAAATTAAATAAATACTTCAGGTTGCCACTCTTTTCCGTAATTTCCTGAACTATCATCTCCGTGGTATATGTTGCATGGGGCAACTTCAGCTCATCCCACACGAAAAACTCATTAGTCGGGATTAAAGTACCAAAGATAATACAATGATCGCTTCCATATCTTCCGTCATGCCAGTCCCATGATCTTACATTGAGATTCATACCACATTCCATTCCCCATTATCATACTCGCTCCCGCCTATATAATCTAAGTTGTGCCAACACTTGCCTCCCACATCGCCTGCCGTTCTTAATTCATAAGGAGTATTGCCTATAAAAAACCTTAATATCTTAATCTCAACTTCTTTTTCAATTTCCTCTTTACGAAATTTATATATACCTGCTTTAGTAGGTATCATTCATTTAATTACTCATGGCAAAAGGATTAAACATACGATTACCTTCTCCTTCGGAGACTCCGCCATACGCATGCACTTCCCCATCATATTGAGGGAATATCCTGCCACTTATTTGTTTAAATAATCCATAGCGTTTTATTTTATTCATAATAGGATCATCATGTGTCATCAATAAATCTTCAATCTCCCTCACATCTATAAGTGGATTATCATCCGTCGCCGCCCAAAACACACCTATACTTAATTTACTATCTAAATGTTGTATTGGTGGATAAACCTTACCTACTTCTTTCTCAAGGAAATCTATAATAGTCTTTGTCCTATATACGGTTTCAGCCTGTTCAAATATCTCATTAAAATAGAAAGACGTATAATCAATTGGCGTACAGGTTAAAAGCTGATCGCCTTTCTCAAGAACTACCCTTGCCCTGCCATCACTCACTTCGTCTTCAGATGCTTGCTCGTCATACCACGTACTTAATAAGTTCTGCCCTGTTTTAGAAACCAGAGGTTGTTTATAAGATGTAAAATCAATTAAAATCTCACCCCTGCAATGAGGGTCTTCAATTGCCATAACCGCTGCCCTGGTAGTGCAATCCTTTTTCACCAGATAAGGCGGTATCAGTTTTCTAAATGCCGGATGTTGAACATTTTTAACTTCCCTCGACTGATCATATCTTGCCGTTGCTCCCTTTTTTCTGTGATAAACGTCTTCGCCCTGCATTGGCAAGTTTGCACTGGCAAACCTGAATATCCTGTCAATCCGCTTTACTTCATGTATGGGTTCTCCACAATCAGGCACATTACATCTTTCACTTCCATCAAGCACAACCATTTGCCCGACATGCGGGAACATCCTTCTCATATCCTTCGGGCTGAACTCATGCCCTACAGATTCGTTATTTTTCCTGGCTGCACATTTAAAATACAACACGTTCTTCCTTGGTACTCCGTGGACACCAAAGATACGGTCACAATAGTTTCGAGCCGCAAGATATGTTTTTCCATATTTATTTCCTGTAAAGAGTCCTAATATCTTATGATGGCAATTAATAAACTGATGATATAGCCATGACTGTATAAATGCGTTGTACCCTGCAAGTTGGTTGGCATAGTATTCATCGGTTCTTTTCACCATTATAGCTTGGCTATCATTTCCTCTTTAAATGCCCTATTCTTACTTTCCATTTCATCTCGTTCCGTAACGGCTTTATCTTTTCCGGCTTTAGCCTCTAGCTCTTGTCTCTTATATTCCTGTATTTTAATATCAGACTCTTTCCAGGCCTTTTCAGTCTCGACCTTATAGTAAGCCTCACCTTCCTTTGATTTCTTTTTAAACTTCTTTGCCGTTTCATAATAAATCTTATTAAGTTCCGTTATGTTATCGTTTGTCGCAGATTCTTGTTCCTTTATCTCTTTAGATCTAGTGTTAAGTTGCTGTTCGATTTCACTAAGAACCTTTCTCTTTTTCTCGACTACATCATCAAGTTTCTTGCTTTCTTTCAACTGACCTGCCAATTCAATTATAGTACCGAGAACACAAAGGAGTCCTTCCTTGTCCTTTATATGCTCTTCCATAATACTTCTCTCGGTATTCAATTTTTCGACAACTGTACTTACTAATTCATCTCCTATTAATTTCATTTTTATCTCTCCTTTATATCTAAGTCGAATTATACAAAAGCATCGTTATGTCCACGTCCATACCCGCACCACCGGTTCTAATAGGCTTTATCCAACTCGTATGTTGCAAGGCTACCTTTATTTTGTCCGCTCCAATCAGCGTAATATCCCCGTCATTGGGATCGGTTAAAACCGAATATACGGCCGACGTGGGGTGATTTGCACCGTGTATTGCAATCGTACCTCCGCCAAATGTACCGTTTATATCTATACTCTTATCCGCAAATCCGCTAACCTCATATGCGGCGGGTGTATCAGCTTCCGTAATTAGGTCCCAATGAACAATTTTCCCCCTTATCGTACCGGTATCAAAGTTCTTAATTACTGTTGGTGTAATTGTAGCCATAAATTATTTATAACCTCCGCCTTCTTCTTATATATACTCCGCCTACGCCTCCACCTGTAACTACTGGCGGGCTTCCAGAACCCTGAAACCACGCACTAAATACTGGTTGAGTCGTATGTAACTCAACAGATAATTCATCTTCACTTTTTAGTCTAAACGATTTTACTAAAGCCTCTATACCTGGAAAGAGCGAAGCATCAAAGGGAGCTTCTATAACCTTAAAAATCCATGCTAGAGAGCCATAATCTGTTAATAGTGTGCTTAGCTCTGTTTTATATTCTGATCTAAACGATTTCCCTAGCGCATCAATAGCTGTGAAGAACGAATCGTCATAGAACGGTGTTAACGGCCCCTCTTTTACCCATCCGAACGAATCAAGGTCGGCTAGCGAAGTATTTAACTCTGCTTTTTCTCTCAGCCTAAATGACTGTGAGGATAAGTTTCCTATACCAGCAAAGAACGGTACTTCCCACAAGCCTTCCGGGACTTTACCCGCCCAACCAAAAGAGCCAAAATCTGTCAGGAAAGGGCTTAATACTCTATTGTCCCTAGACCTAAATACCTTCGTTAGATCATCTATGCCTGGGAAGAGTGCCGCATCAAATACATCTTCTATTACCTTAAATATCCAGGCAAATGAACTGAAATCGGTTAGTTGAGGGAGAATTCTATTTCCATCCCTTGCCCTAAACGATGACCTTACTAAAGAATCAACACCTGCAAAAAACGCAGTTTCCCAGGGCGGTGTTAACGGCCCCTCTTTCAGCCAACCGAAAGAACCAAAGTCGGTTAATGCGGGGTCTAGCCCTGCTCTTTCTTTCGACCGGAACGAGCCAGATAGAGACTCAATAGCAGAAACATAGAGTGCCGCATCAAAGGGGAGAGTCTCAAATATCCATCCAAACGAACCGAAATCAGGTCGTAAGAATGGCATCTCTTTTCGTTCTTCCGCTCGAAACGACTTTACTAGCTCATCAACAGCCTGGAAGAACGGTACTTCCCACAGTTCTTCAGGAACTTTACTTAGCCAACCGAATGAGCCAAAATCAGTTCTTTTCGGGTCTAGCCTTTCTCCTTCTTCTGCCCTGAAAGAGCCAGCCTGTAGAGAATTAATCGCTTCAAAGAACGGTACTTCCCATAGATCGCCAGCAACCTTATTAAGCCATCCAAACGATCCAAAGTCAGTCCGTTCAAAGACTGTCTGGACGACTTTAGTTTGCATTTACATTAAGGCTCCCACCAATGAGCGTTAGCGTCTACTTTACCCGCAGCCGATGAAATTACCTGCCATATAAGAGCATTTTCCGATTCATCTCCATTGACTTCTATTCCCTCTCCCTTTGGCACAGCCCAACGCATACCACCTCTCTGATTAAAGCCGAACAAAACAGGATAAACAGTATTCACGTTAGTTGGTTGTACTGTGTAAAGTGTAGAAGCTAGAAGGGTAGCTACTGCCGATGCTTCATTAAACTTCTCTGGTGTTGCATCTGTCTTTGTGCCGGCGGTTGTGCCATCCAGCTTTGCTGCCCTTGCTGAATGTTGGGTATCGGCTGCTGCCGTTACACCAGAACCCGTCATTATCAGTTCAACAACTTCTGCTCTTTCTCCTGCTGCTCCTACAAGACCAATAGCTCCAAGTAAAGCAGTTGAAGTCGTATGATCTTTTGCATCTACTCCGTATTTTCCCATAATTACCTCCTGTCTACACCTTTCTCTCTAATAAAATTCATTGCCTTCTGTGGTAATGGCTCGCACTCTTCCGCAATATGTCTCCTTGCCATTCCATGTTGAATTACGTCTCCGCAACGCTTACATCTCTTTCTATATACATCTATGCCATCGGCATTAGCTGCCTCAACGTGAACATCAACATCCATCTTACAAGACCGACACCATTCTAAATCTTCAATCAGGTATATCGGATCGA